GGTGGACACATTATCTCGCCCTCAAGTCTCGGCGGTAGCTTAAAAGCCCTAGTCGATCAGAAGATCATCACTGGGAACGGACGCACCACCAATCGAAAATTTTATGTCATAGATCGGAGGTCAGTTGAATGAGTTGGCTTTATTCGCAGGTGCTGGCGGAGGAATACTTGGGGGACAATTGCTTGGATGGAGAACAGTCTGTGCCGTTGAGTGGGAACCCTACCCAGCAAGCGTACTGTGCGCCAGACAAAATGAAGGACTTCTCCCGCATTTCCCGATTTGGGATGACGTTCAAACCTTTGACGGAAAGCCGTGGCGAGGAATTGTTGATGTCATATCTGGAGGATTTCCGTGCCAGGACATCAGTTGCGCTGGAAAGGGAGCAGGAATCGAAGGCAAACGAAGCGGAATGTGGAAGGAGTTCGCAAGAATCATTAGCGAAGTACAACCCAAGTACGTCTTCGTGGAGAACAGCCCAATGCTCACTTCTAGAGGACTTGGAACAGTGCTTGGAGACCTTTCCGAAATGGGGTTCAATGCGGAATGGGGCGTGTTATCCGCAGCCGATGTTGGCGCAAACCACCGGAGAGAGAGAATCTGGATTTGTGCCAGACGGAGTGAACTTTCATCACACTCCGAACACGACAGGTATGGATGGGGGGAGCAACAGTCGGAAGGCATTAAAGAAACGAATGGAAAAATATTGGCTTACTCCAGCAACGGTGAACATCCCGATTCGGTCAGAGGAGTCAATGCAGAAGCGATTCGAGTACCGCAAGAAAATTGGACGGAACGGAGTGGGTGCGGGATGTCTAGCGGAACAAGTGGAGTGGTCGGGAACGGGAGAGCCAGTAGGGTATGTAACGAGAGAAGCGTGGCCCACCCCGACAGCGCACGATGCGAAGGACTCAGGAACAGCCCCAAGCGAGGGACTAAGGAAATCTCCGTGCCTAGCTTTCAAAGCTGGTGGGAAACTGAACCCAACGTGGGTCGAGTGGCTGATGGGATGGCCGCTAGGGTGGACAGACTTAAAGCCATCGGCAACGGACAAGTCCCTTTGTGTGCCGCAACAGCCTTTAAACTACTTAGAGAGAGATTAAAATGACTGACACCATAAATCCATTTAAAGTCCTAGATTTTATTAGAGATCATGCCGAAGCATACGCTCAAGCGAAAGCAAACGTCCTATATCTGACTGAATACCGCAAAAGTATGAAGGCGTTACTCATGATCGAATCAGACGCTCGAACTGAAAGTGCCAAAGAAAGTTACGCCTACGCTCATGTAGACTACATCGCCCACATTAAAGCCCTAGCATCAGCGGTGCAAGAATACGAGAGGTTGCGTTGGTTGATGGTAGCAGCAGAGGCTAAGATCGAAGTCTGGCGTAGCCTAGAGGCTTCTGCGCGGCTAGAGATGAAGTCTACCCAATGAACAGAAAGAAGGAGTACGCGAGGATCGCTGAATGGGGCTGCATCCTGTGTCGGCATAAGGAGGTGTATGATACTCCGGCAGAAATTCATCACATCAGGAACGGTGGCAAGCGTGAGAACTCTCCTGTTATTCCGCTATGCCCAGAACATCATCGAGGAAAAACGGGAGTACACGGGTTGGGTAGTCGAGGCTTTCTACGAGTCCACGGGATTAGCGAGGAGACATTATTGAGTTATCTAATATTAATTATGGGAGGTAATCGTGACAACGAAATTTAAGCGTAAGTTATCGGCTCACGAAGGATTGCTTGTCTTTCTCGCAATGGCCCCAATAATTGTGATCTTGGTTCTCGTTGGGTATCTGATAGGACTGATGCTATGAACAAAATAGAAGTAGAGTTAACTCCTAGTGATATGCTTTGGATCAATATAGTCGGTCACAATAGATACTTAGTAGCACGAGCAGGAGCAATTAAAGATGCTAAGCAGGGCAGCCAAGATGGTCTAGATGGAGACGTACTTGGTTATACCGCTGAACACGCTTGGGCAAAACATCATAATTTATTTCCTGATTGCCAGTTTGTGAACAGAAGCGGATCGCCAGACGGAAAACTAGGTAAGCACACTTACGATATAAAGGCTACTAAACTTGCTCATGGAAAATTGCTCTGTACTTTAAAAGAAAATAAATCAGTAGATATTTATGTGCTGGCAATTGTAAATAAAAATAAAGTAACGTTTGTTGGATATGCTACTTCTGAAGAATTAAGAAGGAAAGAAAACATAAGGGACTTAGGAAACGGAGATACATACGCATTAGATCAATCGAAATTAAGGAGTTTTAATAAACGATAGAATCGACACGTTGCCTCTATATGTCGATCAAAGGAGGTCGAATGGCTGAAATACTATTGTGGTTAACGATGACAGTCTACTTCGAAGGTCGCGGAGAACCTGCAATCTGCCAAGAAAAAATAGCGAGGGTAGTTTTGAATCGGATGAAAGACGGAGATATTAAGAAAGTTATTCTAGCCCCGTATCAGTTCTCGTGGGTGCCTGAGAAGATGAACGGAGAAGTTTTAAAGCCTGAGCATAGACCAAACAAAGAAAGCGTGGCGTGGAAGCAAGCCGAACGATCAGCTATGACCGCCCTCTATTCGGACGGGGAGTTCCCGGCAACCCACTTCCATTCTGTAAGCGTTAACCCAAAATGGGGCCGTCCCTTTTACCGCACTTGCGGCAATCACCACTTTTATCTATGAATAAGTCAGGCGGCTGATAAAGAATTTACTGGGTTTCCCGACGCAGAACTCTAAAACAGTTTTCGGCTATGTCCTCCTAGCCTGACTTAATCGGCACTTTATACTCATGTATATATCAAAACAGGTATAAATGGGTATACTTTTAACTGTAGAGACGGGTTCCAGCACTATCAATAATCAACCCGCTTCGTCTTGGCTTGAACTCAAGCAGCGGAATAGATACATGAGTCCAGCTATTGAACTCCAAAATTACTTGGTCGTATTCCAATTTCGATTTAATGATCGCCTCGCAGACCTGCCGAGGTGTCATGCCGACCACACGAATATCTGCCGCGCAGCCAAAGCGGTGTTGGCTCGTGTCCTTACTTCCAACCGAGTCATTAACCAGTTTGCATCGATAGCCTGACGTAATCGAGATAGGCTTATTCCCTAACACCACTCTAACTCGCTCTAGGAACGCCGCCAGTCGCATTAAATTAGCTGTGTGGTCGGCATTAGGGGTGTTATCCCACCCGCGTCTTTGCGCCGCGTCTGAAGCGGTCATTTCGTCAAGTGTAAAGTGTTCGGATAACTTCATTCTATTTTCGATTGATTACGAATCCACTCTTGCAGCGAGTTCAGTTGCGTTATGTTTTCGTGGCACGAACCGTAATTGGCGTTGATGGTTTCGGTAACGTCTGCAATTGAGACGGTGGCAGCATCAATAAAGTCGGTGGATGAGGGAACGGTGTTCGTGGAGGCAGAGTCGTGGAACACCCGAAAGCTACTAGGCAGAATAATACTATCGTCCACTTTTGCATTTCTCAATATCTCCCTCGACCGCTTCTGTACTTGTCCAATAGTTGCTGAGTAATCCGTGATGATTTTATCAGTAACCAACACCTGCTCTGTGATTGCCTGTACCGTATGCCTCTCTGACTCAATTACAGCCTCTCTACACGACGCTTCGCCAATTCTGATACCCTGATAAACCCCCGCCCCGAACAATGCAACAGAGAGCGTTACAACAGCGGCAATTTTAGTGGCAAGCGGAAGTGCTAATAAAAACGGAATCATTCAATCGGTTCGGTAGTTTTGAATCTCAAAATCATATTTCCGGCACTGCTAACAAAGACCATTCCAGCGTAGATAGCAGGAGAGATAAAGAATTGAAATGTGGTGGCGGCTAATTCTATTAATCCCAGAGACAGAATTAATACTGAGTTCCACCATAGCGTCTTTGACTGACGGGCTTGTTTCATTTATCAGCTTTGTTATTTAACTTATCGAATAACTTTTCCAGCGTAAGATCGATCCGATCAAACCTGCATTGGATGTCATCCTTCCGGCTGTAGTTGGATGGTAAGCAGACTTCGATCCTTTGAATATCTGTTTTGAGTCTCTCGACCGCATCCCAAAGAGTGCGGCAAAGCCAGCCGACTGTTGCTAGTATCGCGCCAGCCCCGATATTGATTAGAGTTTGAGCATCCATTTATGTTGGGTAGACTAGGTCTACTCTCGTATTAAGTGCCACGCCAGTTGTGAATACTACTGAAGTTCCGCTTGTTACCGTTACGTCAGCAGCATTTACCATCTTTACTCCGTTTGCATACACTTCGATCTTACCAGATATATATGTCACGCTGCTGGTAAAGGTAGTCTGAGCAGCCGTAGCAGTGAACTGGTCATAGATCATCTTGCCAGCGACTACTCCGGCAACTACCCCGTTCGCAGTTGTAGCCGTTCCAGCAGTTAAACCAGTTGCCGTACCTGTTGCATTAGTTAAAACTGCCGCTGATGGTGTGCCGAGGTTAGGCGTTACCAATACAGGAGAGGTGGCTACTACAAACGTACTCCCTGTTCCTGTCTGAGAAGCGATGCTCGTGGCGTTTCCTACAGAAGTTATTGGGCCAGTTAAATTGGCGTTAGTAGTTACATTACTCGCAGTGAAAGCCGTTGCTGTGCCGGAGATATTTGTTCCAACTAAAGCCGTTGGAGTGCCAAGATCAGGTGTAACGAGTGTCGGAGATGTTGCTCGAACGAATACTCCTGTTCCTGTTCCGGTATATTCCGCAGCGGTCGAGTGATAATACTCACTTGCCGAGCCACCATTCAGACCCGCTAGATCGTTGTGGAGATTCGCCAACGGAGAGTTAACGTGCGTGTTTCTCTCAGTGCCGTTATACGTCAGTGTGATCGTTCGCGTGTGGTCAGAAGTAACAAAGCCTAAAATCCCTAGCCTAGTTGCGATAGTGACCGCTGTTGACGGCTGAGTTATATACGCATCTAGTTGTGAATAATCAGGAGATATGGAAGTGATCTCCGGAGTTGTTACTCCAAAGAGTTTCTTCCATACCGTACCCGCTACTGCTGATTCGTTTGTGTATCCGCTTAGTGTTGCGATAGTAACTTCTGTATCTGAAGTTCTGCCCGTGATCTGATAAATCCCGTTCGGGGTTTGTAGATAGGAAGATACCAGCACACTTGCAGAAGCATCAATAACCGCCGCAGCGAAAGGAGTTCCAGCCGATGCCGTAGCCGTTCTGCTTGTTCCTGTTCCCGTGGTCGTAATCGTTCCAGTGACAAGTGGAATCGCAGTATAAATCTGCCGCGTGATCGTAGTGATTGATCCACTAGCGTGGCTATCAACTCCCGCCCAGATAGTAAAATCCCAGATACCTGCATCGAATACAGTTCTGCCCAAAGGTGCGGAAACAAAAGCCGAGAAGCAGACCGTATTGTTAACCGCCGTTCCAGTAATTGTTACCTCTGCGGTAGTGACTGGGATAGTTGCGAATGTCGAAATAGGGATAGCGTTATTCGCCCCGACAGGAGTTATGTTAGGGGTCGCGTTATAAAATACAACTCCCGTACCTGCTGATGATGTATCTGAATTAGCGTTCGCCCAAGCCGTTCCGTTATATCTCAATACCTGATTAACCAGCGGGGTTCCAATCGTTACTTCATTCAGATTGGATAATGGAATATCTATACTTGCCGAGCCATTAAATGAAACGCCAGCAATGTTACGCGCAGTAGTTAGGGTCGCAGCCGATCCCGTAGTATCTGCATTAATGGTCGCTGGTAGGGATAGAGTCACCGCACCAGTCGGAGAGGAAACGTCTATCTCGTTTGCTGTTCCAGTAATAGAGACTACGGCCCCATTACCTTTATCGTTAAAGGTATTCCAGTCGGTAGAACTTAAATAACCAGAGGTAGAAGTTCCTGCCGCGCTGATGCTTATATCAGGAGCCGCGCCACCAGTAGACGAGATAGGGCTTGTTCCAGTAACCGAAGTGACCGTGCCGACATTAACAGAACCGCCGAGGGCTGTTACTGATCCGTTTATTGTGATTGATGAATTGACCAGCTTGGAGTTCGCTATCGAACCCGCCAGCATTGTATTGGTGACGGTCGAGGTGTCCGTTGTGTAGACACCATCCGTTACCGTTCCAGCATTGCCGCCAATTGAAAGACCAAAGGCAGTGCCGCTTATATTAGTTCCGACTAAAGCAGAAGGAGTGCCGAGAGCCGGAGTAATAAGAGTTGGGCTAGTTGCCAGAACATTATCACCCGTTCCCGTATTCGCTACACTAACAAGATTATAAGAACCGTCTGTAGCCACCGCAGAGGAGGCTGTAAGCCCCGATATGTTCGCGCCTGATACAGACACTACCCCAGAGTCATCCAGCGTAGCTGTGGAGTTCTGAATAAGAAGTCCAGTCGCTCCATCGTATCGAGTTATAGCGTTGTCGGTAGATGAACCGGGGCCAACTACATCTCCCGACCCACCGCCGCCAGCGTTAACTGTAATAATAGATTCTGTACCGTTATCTTTTTTTAAGTATAACTTGCCGTCATAAGTGTTGATAGCAAGTTCACCCAAAGCCAAATCAGTGGTCAGCGGAACCTTTGCGGCAACCGCCGACCGTTTAATCTTGATACTGTTAGCCATTAGGCTCCCCTTTAGGCTATATAGCCGGGATTAAAAATTAGAACGTGCCGCCGTCCACATTGATCTCGTACTCAGCCGCAGCAGTCAATTGCCCCTGTGCGTTCACTGTGAACGTGGTTGTATAGAGTCCGTCAGTAGTTCCGTAGGTTGCTGCGGTTACTGCGGTGTTAGTAATCGAGAACTCGTTACCTGTCAGCGTCAACCCTGTGCCAGCGGTATATGCACCAGCGGCAGAGAACTGAACCCAAGTTACAGGAGTCGTTCCGAGCGTTCCACCAGAGTTTACTGAGCAAACCCACCCGCTATCTGCTTGTGTGGTTCCTTCTTCGATAAAAGTAAATGCGCCGATTAAAGAATCCCAAGTATTCGCATCGGCAGTCCGAGTCCACGCGCCAGCGTTGCATTGGTAGATGCCGTTGTTCTCGTCTAGCGTTTGATTCTTTACCAGAACGCGCATACCAGCGGTGATTGAAATTCCGTCAATCGTTTGTGCGCCAGATAAAGTGATGTTAGCAGTGGTAGCAGCGACGCAAGAAGCCTTTGGATCAAGACCCTGTGCGACTGAATCTACATAGGCTTTAGTAGCAGCATCTTGAGCAGAGGTAGGATCGCCCAGACCAGTGATCTTGTATCCAGCCCACGCCACGTCACCTGTTGGTACTGACAAATCAGAAATTGAAGCGGTAGAAGCAGCAGTTACAAGACCCTTTCCATTTACGGTTACTTTGGTAAAAGTGCCTACATCAAGATTAACAGTAGAAAGCGTACCTGTTCCCGTCACTGCTGCTGTGCCGTCGAAAGCATCCGAGGTGTAAGCAATATCACCAGTGATCGAGATAGTGCGACCAGTCTCTAAAGCTACAGCGGTGTCGGCTGTTCCAGTTAGATCACCAACGAAGTCGGTAGAGGTAACAGAGACTAGACCAACAATAGTTGTTTCAGAAGAACCTAAAGTAATTT